AACCCGGCGACCATGCCAACGAAGCTGCGCTCAAACGCAGTGTTGGACTTGTTGCCGTTGAACGAACGGGCCTGAGCACTGGCGATGTTGCCGGCCAGACCGTTGTAGTCGCGGCTGGACAGGGCCAGAGCACGGTCGTTCATGACCACGCCTTGCTCGTTCATGATGGTGTCGCACAGCGCCACATCGTCGTAGCTGCCAGCACCAGTTGGCACCGACACGACCAAGGTGCCCTGCGAGGACGCCACGTTCATGATTGCCACGTTGATGTCGGAGGCCAGCTTCTGCGAGGCTGATTGGCCGAGGCGATTTTCCTGCAGTGCGTCACGCAGTTGCAGTGCGGTCATGGTCCAGGGCACGGTCTGGCTGAACCCGAGGGTGGCCGGAACTGCGAGCTGGGTCATGTCCTGGTACTGCAGCGCAATGCTGGTGCCAGGCGTGCTGTTGATCGACTGAGCGATGTAGGGCTGCGGACGCCAGATGGTGTCACGAGCACGCTCCATCATCACCTGGTCGGTGCGATAGACGCTGACGTTGCGGGAGAGGACCAGCGCATCGTTGAAGCCTTCGAGAAGGTCTTCAAACGCGACGCGCTCTTCTTTGGAAAATGCATTTGCCATGATTGGCTCCTATAAAAAAATCAGTTTCTGGATGCTGTTTGTTTCTGCCGCTTGTACTGGAGGACTTTCGTCATGTTTCCAGTGCGTGCGGCTTCATCGCGCAGCCGTTCAAGTGTTGAGTCCACCGCGCCAGATACTCGACCAGTTCCCTGGACGATGCGCTCTGGTGCGGGTGCTGCCCTGCGGTTGGTAACTTTCAATTCCTTCTCCAGTTTCGCTACCGCGAAGGCAAACTTCACGGGGTCGGTTAATGTTGCGAGTTCTGCTGCCTTTTTCGGGTTCTTGCCGAGTGCATAAATCACCAGGGCCGGATTGTCCGAGCCTTGTAGGACGATGCCTTGCTGGGTGACGTTCAAGACCTGCTGGACGGTTTCCTCAGCATCCTCGTAGTCACGCACCTTCAGCTCGGCTTTCGCCTTGCCGTAGGACTCCAGCTTGCTTTGCCAGGCTTGCTGCTGCGCTTGCTCGGCCTGTCGAACCTTGTCGGTCTCTAGGTCGTGCTGGCGCTTGCGGTCATGCCAGGCGTCCATTGCTTGCTCGTATCGATCCGCATCGTAGTCGTGGTCCTCCAGCTTCGGCTTCGGTCCCAACGTCACGACCGGCTTTTTCTCAGTCGTTGTGGCCGTCAGCTTGGCTTCGAGTTCACGAATCCGGCGCTCTTTTTCCCTGTTCGCTTTACGCAGCTCGCGCACCCATTCCGGCGCACGGACTTCCTCTTCGGCGGGGGGCGCTTCCTCGCCAATGGAGACGACAACCTCGTCCGACTCCTCCTCCTGCGTTTGCGTCTCGCCATCGTTCAGTTGGTCGCTGGCGGCATTGTTCTCACCAGTTTCAATCTCAACTTCCTGCGGCTCGTCCTCAATCGCTACGGTTTCGTCGACTTGGCTCTCATCAACAATCACTGCCCTTTTGTTCATCGGTTGACCCCATCAAACTCACCCATTGACACGGCTGGGTGGATGCCGTTTCCCACATTCTCACCCATTTGCCATCATCTGACAACGGGTTGAATTTCTTGGCCCATGACAGCTTGCTGGGCTGCCTCGATTTCGGTCAGCACCAGGTTTTGCTGCTCCAGGCTGGTCTTGGCAAGAGTCTCGGCCGTCTTGGCACGAGACAGGCCGGCGTCGGCCACGGTCTTGATTGTGCTGGCGCGCGCCTGGGCTGCCTTTGCGATGGCCTCCTCTGCCGCAGCCTGCAGGAAAACAGCGTTCGGGTCTTGGGGCTGGCCCTGCAACTCGATCATCATCTGCTCGGCCTCTTGCTCGGTCGGCTTGACCACGCCCATGCGCAGCAGTTTCTTGCGGAAGAAGTCGCGCACGTCGCCGATGCCCTCGCCTTCCATGTTCAGCATGGCCATCGCCTGCAGCACCTGCTTGGTCTCTGGGTCGTCGCTGATGGCCATCATGCCGGTCAGCGCCCGAACGGTCGCCTGGCGCTTGCTCGAGCTAGACGGTCCAACGTCTGCGACCACATCGAACTTGGCCTGGCTCAGATCGTTTTCCAGAACCACCTCGCCGGTCTCGCTGACCATCGGCTTCATCAGGTCGACCATGTCGGCCTCTTCGGCAGCGTTGATCACCTTCATGCGCCGGCCTTCTTCAACGTACACGTCCTTGGCCATGCTCAGCCAGATTTCACCGCAGCGCTTCATGCCCTTGGCAAAGTTGCTCATGTAGATGAAGGTCTGCATGTCCAGGCGGGTCTGGATCATCTCGACGGCCTTGCCGCTGATGTTGCTGACCATCTTGTCGGCCTGCTGCGAGCTGCCGAGAATCTCCTGCATGTCCTGCTCGGTGATCTGCAGGAGCGCGGCCATCGCAGGCGGGATTTGTGGGCTTCGGGTGTAGGCCACCGGGCCGCTGATCTGCTGGCTGCCGTCCGGGCCGGTGATCGGGTTGACCAGCAGGTACGGGTAGTTGCGCAGGTTGTCGTCTGCCCACATCATCTGGTGGCCAGTCACCTGCTCAGGCGTGAGGATGGGCTTTTCGACGCTGGACAGCGCGCTGATCTCGCCCAGCTTGCTGAGCTGCATGTTCTTGAGGCGCTGCGCATCCTTTGCCAGGCGCACATGACCCATGCAGCGCTCGACGTTGTCGACAAACCAGCGCTTGCCGTAGACCGGCACGATGGGGATGCAGTTGCCGGCAATGTAACCGGCGTCCTCCAGAATCTTGCCGCCCGACATGATGTACTTGTGGACGCGCTTGCGCTTGATCTTGCGCTGCCGCACCTCGACGCTGCCGATGGCCGCAAGGGTCTCTTCGAGCGCAGGGTCGTCGGTGAACTCGCTGGCCCTGTAGCGCTCCTCGGTGCCGTCGATGGCTCGGAAGATGCGGATGGTCTCGTTGACCTCCTCGACCTTGTAGTACTCGGCGATGTAGACCACGTCCGGCGTGCACCAGTCGAACTCGTACTGGTGGATGATCTTGGGCCAGTCGGTCGGGTCGTCGCCCCACTCCTCCTTGTAACTGGCCCTGGTCATCGAGGTGACGACGTAGCAGAACTTGGCGTCTGCCTTGTCCTGGCGCTTGGCGTTCAGGTCGAAGAACACCGAGCTGTCGGCGTCGAAGATCGGCTCGATGCGGATGCGTTGATACTCGTTGTCCTCGTCCTCCTCGTCCTCGTAGACGGTGCGCAGACGCCAGGCACCAAAGCCACCGCCCACGGCCTCCTCGAAGGCGTTGTCGTAGGCCTCGTCGGCCACGCTGTCCTGCTCGTCGGCTCGGTACATGCCGTCGCAGGTCTCGGCCAGCTTGTCGTTCTCTCCGTCCTTGCTGACGTAGTCGACCGTGATTCGGTTGTTTCGGTACTCGTTGACGATCCTGATGACCGACAACATGATTTTGTTCACCTCGAAGCGCGGCTTGTTCTCGTAGATGTCCCACAGTGGGCCTTCCCACTGGCTGCCGGCCAGGCTGTAAAAGCGCCGGTCCTGCAGGCACTGCAGGCGCTCGTCGCGCAGTGCGGTCTGGATGTCGTTGAACTGCTCCAGCGCATCGGTGTGCAGATTGTTGAGATATTGCTCTTTGGACATGCGTGCCATATTTCGCCCCTATTTGCAAGTATTTTCTACCATTTGCTCGTGACAGGCAATGGTGTGAAGTTGACAGGCCGCGAAACCACCGCGGCCCTGCGGACGCCCTCGCACGCATATCGCAGCGCATCGATGACGTGATTCTTCTTGTCCTGCAGCACAGGCAACACCTTGCCGGTCAGCGGATCGGTTTTGAAGCTGTAGAAGGTCAGCTCGTCGATGGTGTGGATGCAGCGCGGGTGGACGATCACATCGTAGGACTTGAGCCACTCGACGCCTTCCTCCACCGACTTCGCGCCCTTGACCGCGCCCATGATCTTGGGGAAGCCGTTCTTGCGCATGTGGCTGATCGTCTCCGGCCGCGAGCTGTCAGCCACGATGGGCCACTTTTCGGCCTCGGGCACGGTCATGAACAGGTCAGGCGTGTTGACGATCTCGCAGCCGACCATGTAGGCCTCGTGGTCGATGTACAGCGTGCGCCCGACGATGTGGCAGCGCACCAGGACGGTCGGGTCGGAGGCAAAGCCCCAGTCTGCGCCAAGCCGGTGGATGGCATCCTTGGGTGCCTCGAACTCCTCGACGCGCCAGTTGCGAAAGACGCGCGCGCTGCTGTTTTGCAGGTAGCCGCCGCGCCAAACGTGAGCGTACTTGTCCGGGTCGCGAGCCAGGTCGTACTCCATCTCGGCGCGCAGCACGTCGGGGAACCATGGGTTGTCGTTGTAGTTGACCTCCAGCACCTTGGCGTCCGGTGGCGGCTTCTCGCCGCGCAGCAGGGTATCGACCGGGTCGCTGGCCTGGCTTGGGTTCCAAGTGAACCACAGCTCCGAGCCTGGCTTGCGGATGGTTGGCCGCAGCAGGTCCAGGCTGCGCTGCGAAAGGCTCTGTGCCTCCTCGCACCAGGCACGATCGTAGCCTTCGAGCGACTTGATCGAGTCGGCCGTGTGGTTCTGCATGCCCTGGAAGATGATCAGACCGTCGCCCTTCTTGGACTTGATGACGGCCTCCTGCACCTCGAAGTAAGCGCCTGCATTCATGGACTCGATCTTGAGTTCGAGCAGGCGCTTAACCGACTGCGCCAGCGACTTCTGGACCTCGCGCACGCAGACGCTGCGGCTGCCCTGGTCCATGATGTGGGCCTCGATCAGCATCTCGGCAAAGGTGTGCGACTTGCCGGAGCCACGGCCGCCGTGCGCGCCCTTGTAGCGCGACGGCTCCAGCAGCGGAAGCGCCCACTCAGGCGTCTGAATTTTCAGCGTCTGCTTTGCCACGGATGACCACTCGTTCGATCTTCGCAAACTCCAGGGGCGCGCCGTCTGCGCCGGTCAGCTCGTGCGCCTGGGTTTCCTTCCACTTCATCTGGGTCTTGGACCACCAGATCATGGCAGCCGTGTCGCCGCCCATTGCCTTCTGGAACAGCGTCCGACCGACGCCAGAGTTGGCCTTGGCCTTGCCGGCCACCAGCTCGGTGGCAAAGTGCTTACGCAGCGTGTCGGTGTCGATGCCACCGCGCACCAGGATGGCAATCTGCTCGATTGGCAGGCCGTAACCGGACATTGCTTCGACCTGTTTGCGCTCTGCGTCGGTCGGCTCGAAGGCCATCCGACCAGCGTTTTCTCGTGCGCCGCCGTTGTTTTTCCGGCCATCCGGCTTTTTTAGAACCGATTTTTCAATTGTGGGTTTTCGTGCTGCCATCTTTAACCTCCGCGAAAGGTTGTCCAGTTTCTGCGTGAACTGCGATTTTGCCTGTGAATTGCTGCCAGCGTTTCACAATGACGTCGCAGTAGCGCGGGTCCAGCTCCATCAGCATTGCCGTGCGACCGTTCTTCTCGGCTGCGATCAGGGTGGTGCCGGAGCCGCCGAAGGAGTCGAGCACCAGGTCGCCGCCCTTTGTGTTGTTGAGCATCTGGTACTCGAACAGCGCCACTGGCTTCATGGTCGGATGCTCGCCGTTGCGGCTTGGCTTGTCGAACTCCAGGATGGTGGTCTGCTTGCGGTCTGCCGCCCAGAGGTGGCCAGCGCCGTCCTTCCAGCCGTACAGGCACGGCTCGTGCTTCCAGTGGTAGTCCTGGCGTCCCATGACCATCGAGGACTTCTTCCAGATCAGGCACTGCCGCACCGTCCAGCCAGCGTCCTTGGCCGCGCCTCGGAAGTTGTAGCCCTCGCTGTCAGCGTGCCAGATGTAGAACACCGAGCCAGGTTTCATCACCATGTCGGCAGCGGTGTAAGCATCGCGCAAGAACTGTCGGAACTGATCGTCGCCCATCTCGTCGTTTTTGATGGTCAGCTTTTCCTTCGTGCCGCCCTCGTAGGCCACGTTGTAGGGTGGATCTGTCAGCCACATGTCCACCAGTTGGCCGCCAGTGAGTTTGGTCAAATCGTCGACGCTGGTCGAATCACCACATAGAAGTCGGTGCTTTCCCATCACCCAGACGTCGCCTGGGACCGTGACATGGTTTTCCTGTACAGCAGGAGCATCGTCAGGATTGGTGAGGCCATCGGTGCCTTGCACTGGCATCAGCGCCGCAATCTCCTCATCGGTAAATCCCACCAAGTCCAGGTCAAAGCCAAGATCACCCAACTCGCCCAGCTCAAGCGCCAGCAGCTCGTTGTCCCAGCCAGCGTTCAGCGCCAGCTTGTTGTCAGCGATGACGTAGGCACGTTTCTGGGCATCGGTCCAGCCAGCGGCCACCATGACCGGCAATGATGCCATGCCGAGTTTGCGAGCAGCCATCACGCGACCATGACCGGCAATGATGCTGCCGGACTCGTCCACCAGGACTGCGGTTGTGAAGCCCCACTCACGGATGCTGGCCGCGATCTGGGCGACCTGCTCCTCGCTGTGCGTGCGCGAGTTCTTGGCGTAGGGCACCAGCTTTTCGATAGGCCACTGCTCGACCTTGTCGGCTGGATTTGTTTTGTGGGATTTTGTGGTCATGCTGCATTCTCTCCTTTTTCGATCCGGTTTGCCACCAGGGTGGCGTAGCCGGCGATGTCGATCCAGTTGTCGGCGTAGTTCGGATCGCCGTTGAGGATGCGCGCGATTTTGTGGGCGATCATGTCCAGGGCTTCCAACTGGTCTGAGTCCAGCTCCTTGTTCCTGGCCTTGGCAGCCGAGTGCATGACCTGCTTGATCACCTGGCTGATTTCGGCATGGCCCTGAAAGCTGCCGTACCTGGACTCGCGTCCGGCCAGCATCTCGTTCACGTTGGTGGTGTTGCTCACTGCATTCTCCTGTGGATAACTTTTTCCCACTTTTTAAAGTGTCTCGTCATGAAATTTCGCCGCATCGCAAGGGAACTGGGAACACACCTAAAGGTGTGTGTTCCGTTCCGTTCCCGTTTTGCGCTGTTTTGCCCATGGAACTGAGTTCCGTTTTTTTCCGTTCCGTTCCGTTGTTCCCTTTCCATGCCTGTGGATAAGTCTGTGGATAACTCATGATCAGCGCTCCGACTTCCTGATCAGCATGGCACTGGCCTGGGCATCGTCGATCACCGTCCAGCCATGCTCGAAGGCCTCGATGATCTCGGCAACCAGCAGGTCTGCGATGGGTTTTCCGTTGGCGCTTGGCTTGATGTAGACCTTGGCCGAGGCCTCGCTCACGTCCATTTTCTGGACCAGGTAGTCGACCATCGCCGACCTGCTAAGGTAGGGTAAACCATTACGCTCCTCGGCTCCTGATGACCACCAGGCGTTCTCAAAGGTCTTGCGGTGGCTTTCGATCTTGCCGTCCTTCTTGACGACCGTTGGTGCCTGAGCCTGGACGATGACGGCCGAGGTGACCGGCTGGTTGTCCTCGTCGTACCAGCCTGGAATGGTGACCTGCTGCAGCTCGACGTGGACGGTCTGGGCCAGCTCGGCATCCTTGGACTTGCGCTGCACGATCTGCATGGGCACGCCGTCTTTGCCTGGCACGATGCTGATTTCGATGTCCAGTGCGCCACGCCAAGCTGATGATCCGCGCGCCCTGTGCTGGGCTTCCTCGGCCACGCCGGTGTGGTGCACCAGGATCACGCTGCAGTTGAACTCCTGCATCAGGCTGTTGCAGGCGTCCAGCATGGTCTTGGCGTCCTGGGCGCTGTTCTCGTCGCCGGCCAGGAATCGGTGCAGGGTGTCCACCACGATGACGGCCGGCTTTTCTGGCAGCGTCCTGACCTGCTCGACCACCTGCAGGTAGCCTGTCGGGGTGTTGAGGTCGCAGCCGTCCTTGGACAGCCACATGGCCAGGTGTCCGGCCTGGTGCTGGTGCTTCCAGGCTGCGACGCGCCCACGCAGGCCGTGGTGGCCTTCACCGGCCAAGTACACCACGTTGCCTGCCCG